GACGATGTGCCAAGCGTGCTGTCGTCGTTGACAGCCGGTGTCAGCGAGCCAAGCCCAATCGTGACGGTGTCGTTAAGGAAGTCGTACTTGCCGCCCTTCGTGTTGTTGCCAGAGTCACCAATACCAACTTCGAAAAGATCAGAGCTGCTGGCAAGAAGATACGTGTTAGCGCCTGAGAACTGCAGTCCACCGTTGGCTGGCGATGTGTTCGCTGTTTTGGAGATGCCGTAGTCAGACGACAGGTAGTTACCCGCGCCGCCGACATGCAGGCTACCATCAACGGTGAGGGTGTTGGTGCTGTGGGTCAGCGTTACGTCACCAGCATTGAAGTTGATTACTGCACCGCTTGCGAGGTACAGGTCAGACCACATCTTCGTCGTGGAGCCTAGTGCGGTGGCATCGCTAGTCGTCGGGGCTATCACACCGCTCTGGATTGAAACCTGCGAAGTGTTATCGACCCTGAAAGCAATCGAAGAGTTCGCCAGAGTGTTCGTTGGATCAGCGGTAACGTTGAGAGTATTGTAGTTCGTGCCAAAGGTGCCAGAATTACTTGCGCCGGTTATGTAGATGTCGCCTTCCGTACCTCCGACGTTGCGCATAATCTGCACTGTCGGATTACCCGTCGTGCTTTCGAAGTACGCGACATTTGCCGAGCCGATACGAGTAGCTGAAAGAGTGCTCCCGTCCCAAGTAAGCCCAGCGTCACCCTCAACGGTCGTAGCGTCCGTGAACACAGCGATCTGGTTGTCAACCGGCGTGCCAGTCTTGACAACATTGTCTGCACTGTATGCCTGAACCGTAGAGCCTATGTCGCTATCGACAAGGATCGGTTGGCCGCCTACGGTTACAGCCGTGGACAGGTCCATCGTCGGAGTATTGTTAGCAGTGAGCGTAGCAAACGTGGTGTATGAGGCACCATCTACGTCGTACGCCTGAAGCAAGAACGTGTTTGTCGCTGTCGTGCCCGTCTGCAAGGCGTTGCCTGTAGAGAACACAATGTCATAGCCAGCCGTGTCGAGATCGCCGCCGAGCTGTGGAGTCAAGTCATCCACGACATTGTTGAGTCCGCCGCCCGCGCCACCGGGGAGGTCGGCCCATGCCAGCTTCTTGAGGCTGCTATCGGTAGCATCCCAGAACATCAGGTAGTCGCCGGTCGTGCCGCCCGTCTCCGTCAAACCGGAGATGAGGTCCGCCTTAACTTCGGCTGCACCAATGTTGCTTACCGTGTTGCTGTCGGCGTCAAGCGTAGAGCCGCTCAGTGTCGCAGCAAGGTTGCCACCGGCAATGGTGAGCGTGTTAAGGGAGTGCGTGACGGTTACATCGCCCGCATTAAAGTTGATGACTGCGCCGCTTGCGAGGAACAGGTCGGAGTATGCCTGCCCGGAAGTTCCAAGAGACACGGCGTTGTCGGTAGTTGGCCAAATCGCTGTCGGTTCCATGCGAAGGAACGACGCGCCATTCATGCCAATTGAGAAGCGGTTGTTGGTGTGGTCGCCAGCTATGTAGAACTCATCAGGGTTTGCTGGCGTACCGAACAGGAGGTAGTTGGCCCCACCGTTCGCAGCAATGATAGCCAGACCGCCAGCACTCGTGCCGTGATCCATGACAAAGTTGTCGGCATACGTCGGCAGTGTTACGGCGACGGTGTTCTTACTCAGGAACCAGAATATGTCCTGGCCATAGTCGATCTTGAACTGCATTTCGCCGGTGCCGGTATCACCAACGTAGCCCATACGAAGGCCGTGGTTGGTGCCAGCGGCAGGATCGTGATCGACAACAATGTAGCCAGCGTCATCGTCGGCGGCGCGGAAATGAATGCGGTTCTCGTCAGTATTACCCGACGAGCTGATCGTCATGCCTACGTTGCCAGCAAAGCCGATCTCGAAATCGTCAGCTGCGGTGCTCGTCGTTCCGTATGACGTGCCAATCAGGAATGGATCGCTGAGTGTCAGAAGTCCACTGCTGTGCGTCAGCGTCACATCGCCCGCATTCCAGCTGATAACCCCGCCACTGGCGAGGAACAGGTCGGAAAACGACTCTGTGGACGTGCCGAGCTGCACACCATCGTTGGTCGTCGGTGCCCAATATGTCGGTGCCAGAATGTGCCAGAATGGCCTTGTTAACACCGGCAGCTGATCGAAGGTAGATAGAACCAGCGTCGAGCAGTAGATCGCCCGCAGACTCGCTGATCTTAGCTGCACCGTTGTTCCAGTTAACGACGCCGCCCGCAGCGAGGAACAGGTCGGACCAGCTAGCGGTCGTCGTGCCAAGCGAGTGGCCGTCATTCGTTGCCGGAAGCCAGTTCTTGTCTACGCTTACGTCCGTCTCGCCAAACGTGATGGCCGTGTCCGCCGTCACTCCTGTAGGATTGAAGCCGAGCTGGGTAGTACTTGCCCACTTGATGTTGCCACGGCCTGACGTGACAAAACCAGACCCACCTGCGCCGATTGCGAATGTCGATGCCGTCGTCGTCAGTGTGGATGATGAGTGCGTGAGCGTGACATCGCCCGCATTCCAATTGATGACGCCGCCCGAAGCGAGGAACAGGTCGGACCACATCAACGAGGATGTGCCTAGGGCGACTGTGTCCGTAGTGGACGGGTAGAAAGCAGAGACACCTAATTCTACACTCGTGCTCTCCATGAAGAGGCCAAGAGTGCCTGTCGTTGACACGTTTCTGACGTAGCAGTTTGTGTAGCCGGTCTGCGTGAGCAGCAACTGTGCGTTGTTGGTTGCTCCCGGAGCGACCTTCTGTATCTGCGTCCCAGATAGGTTGACAGCGTATGTAGCGCCAGCAAGAGAGAGCGTCGTGCCGTCCCAGGTGAGGTTGGCATCACCCTCAACCGTATTCGTATCGGTGAAAACAGCGATCTGGTTGTCGGCTGGCGTGCCAGAAGCAGTGACAAGATCGGCACCAGCCACATTGGGATTTGCGTCGAACGAGACAGTGCCACCGGCGAAGGCGAGAGCGTTCGCTGAATGCGTCAGCGTTACGTCGCTCAAGTTCCATATGATCTGAGCGCCGCTGGCCAGATATATGTCTGCCCATTGATTGTTTGTTAAGCCAAGGCTCAGATCATTGTCTACAGCAGGGTACAGCGCCGCATTCGACATAATCATGCGGTTGCCGAGCGTACCAGCCTTGGAGTTCTGGAAGACCATCCAGCCTTCTTCGGACAGGTCGGTAGCGTTGTTGGCGTACACATAAATGCCGCCGTACTGGTGCGCGTTGCCGGATGTATCCGCGCCGTACCACTCAAGGGTGTGAAGGTTGTACGCCCCAACGGGTGTGGCCGTGGCATTAAGAACGAACCGTCCACTACTGCCAGTCTGGCTCACGGAAAGCGGTGTGGTCTGGTAGACGCCCGTTGTAGCTTGCAGGTCAAGGTAGCCAGCGGAATGCACGATCTGATCTGAGCCGTTCGCCCAGTTGATGACCGCGCCGCTTGCGAGATACAGGTCGGACCATCCGAGCGAGGGTGAACCAAGCGGAAGCCCGTCATTCGTTGCCGGTGCGAGGTAGGTAGAATGTATGTAGACGCGCTCGGCTGTGGCCGTTGTAATTCCCATACGCTCGTTAGTGTGATCGTACCGAATGATGCCGTCATACATCGTCGCGCTAAGGTGATCCGCAAAGTGGATCGAGCCAAACGACGTCGCGCCACTTACAATCGTCAGACCGGCTGCACTGTTCTCCTGAATAACGAAGTTGTCAGCGTTGATATGTGCGGTGTTACCTAGGGAAGCAGCGTCCAGCGTTAGCGTAGAGCCGTCCCAAGTAAACCCAGCATCACCCTCAAGCGTGTCGGCATCCGTGAACACCGCGATCTGGTTGTCAGCCGGTGTGCCGGTGAAGTGGCTCGTGACGAGTGCATCTACTTCGGATGTGGAATAGACATCAAGAGACGTGCGGGCAGTGGCACCGCTTTCCCAAGCGAGCACACCTGCGCCTGTAGATACAAGGAACTGGTTGTCGGCGGTAGCTGCGCCGAGAGTATCTAAATCCTCAAGGATGGTAGCCAAAGAAATCGTAAGCGTCTGCGATGCTGCGGCTGTAACGATGCTAGCATTCCCAGTAGCAATCGTCAGTGTTTGACTATCCAGATCGACAGAGCCGGTTCCGCTATCACCAGCAAAGTCCAAGTCCTCCAACGTGATCGCGGCTGCGATGGCTGCATCTGTCTGGGCTACAGAATATACATCAAGAGATGTGCGAACCGTAGCACCGCTTTCCCAAGCAAGCGCGCCTGCGCCGGTGCCGACAAGGAACTCACTATCCGCTGCGTTAGCGCCGAGAGTGGCTATATCCTCTAGCACTTCGGCCAGAGTAATCGTGAGAGTGTTGGATGTGACGGCTGTCTGAATGCCAGACGTACCGCCTACAACTGTAAGAGTTTCGCTACTTGTAATAGAATCCGAGCCGGTGTCGCCAGCGATCTGTCCGATGCCGGGCGGGCCTTGCGGGCCGACAGCGGATACCTCAAGTATCTGCGGGGTGCCCGACTCCTGTACTTCGACGGATTCGACGACGGTATCAAGAACTACAACGATGCCATCATCTGTCAGTTCAACAATGTCGCTCATCGAGTGACTTCCTTACTCAACTCAACTGTACCCTCAATCAACCGGTAGACGATCCCGCCGCTGCTAACCAGTTCAAGGTCATAAACAGCGCGGCGGAAATCGAGTGCGGCCGTAGTAGCGGCGGGGATAGAAATGGCGACAGTGCCTGCCGTCCCGCCAAGGGTAATGTAGTCAGCTTCAGTAATAGACAGCAGCGTGCTGGTCGAACTCTTGCGAGAACGAATCTGCATACGGGCCGTGAAGTTTGTAATGTCCACTGGGTCGCCGGAGCTGTCCTTCCATGTGATTGTCTTTTGATACGTGGAGCCTTGCTCGATTACGATGTCGTAGGTAGCTGCGGGCATGGCTTACTCCTCAGAAAAACTTGGGCGGACGAACCATCAAGGGTCCGCGTACGCGGCCACGCTGGGCCTCAATTCTTGCTTCACCGATCTTGGTTTCAAACCAAGCCCGGAACTTAACAGCCTGCTTCGCATCGTGATACGGCTGGCCGGGTGTGTCATACAACCGAGCGCGCGCACCGAAACCAATTGCTTCGGCCCAACGCTCCCACAATTCGCGGTCAACCTTGGTGCTGCTGCGTGACGGCTTCACCGCTAGTATAACGTCTAGCGTATCCGTATAAGTTGTATTGGGAACTTGCACAAGCCTGATGTACCCGTTCTCTTCCTGCGTATAGTACAGGACGGCACCGGCTTTGGTTCTCCAGTTGTCTCCAAACAAGTTAGTAAGAAGCTCAGGGCTACCCGGCTTCAAGGCGTGCTGACCTATTCCTGCTCGTACAATGCCTGCCACTGTGTATCCGAGAGGGTAGTCGAGTTCATATGTAGCCGTGCCAGATACGATAGTGATTCCGTCGGGTTCGTCCCGAAGCCACCAGCTCTGATTGCAAAACTCGATGCACGCGTTCTTGATCGCGTTGATTGCAGCGGCTTCCGAGACGTCACGGACGTATGGCAGAACTTCATCAAGGAATGTTTCATAGGTTACGAACGTAGTTAAGCTCATTGTCTGTTACCCCTTCATTTCGCTGTTGGGCTTCGACAGTTCCATGTAGGAGTCTTGTGCAGCCATCCCTGCCTTATCCACTTGCATGAACAGCTGGAAGGCTTGGAGGTACTGCTGTGCGAGACCGTTAGAAGCGAACTCGCTGTCCTTCAGATGGGCGCGCCACATCACGTAATCGAACAACGGGGTCCGATAAATATCTGCGACAGTGATGTTGTCGGTAGTTGCTGTCAGCTCAGTCGGCAGGACAGAGTAGTTGATCTGCACGTAACCCGAACCGTTAGACGGCGGATACACCCAGTAGATCGACTCATCCTCTGGATCGAGCATGAAGTTCTTGATGTCCGTCACTTTGGTCAGGGTGTGCCAGTCAGGGTTCTGCGAGTCTACCGCGTCAAGCGATGCTACGCGGACCACGCGGCCGGGTGCTGTCCCAGCGCTACCCATGTTACGGATGACGCGCAGGAGGCGGTGGCCGCTGGCTGGAAGTGTTTGGAGTGTGCCGCTGGTCAGCAGCACGGTTGCTCGGGTGGAGGATGACGCCGGGTCAATCATTACGATGGTGCGTTCACCATCTGACAACAGGCGCAGGAGTTCAGCGTCGGTCCAACGCTGGGTGGTGCCATCATCTATTAGTTGCGACCTTATCCGGTCGATGATTGCTGACGCTGCTACAGCCATAATTCGCCTCGTGGTACGCTTTACGATACGCTTCGTGTGCCCTAGGCGTGCGCTCTTTACATCTGTTATGCCACGGCTTGTTAGCTCCGGCAAAGAACAAAATGCGGCAGTCGTCAGGTACGTCCTGCTTAGGATCTAGGAGAGTGAAGTGGTACGCCCCATCGGCCTCGGTCCACACCGGTGCGTCTGGCAACTTAAAACTCATCCAAGCCTGATCGCTGCCATAATGCCTGATGTCTGTCTTCCGCTCATGTAGCGTCAACAGGTCGGGCGCATGCCTTGATAAACTTGTCCAGACATTAGTACGTGTTCCAGTTTTATGCAAGAACATAGAACCGTTTAGTGGAGCCGCCTTACCCTTCATCGCCTTGAAGTCATCGTCTGTTACCAGTGGCGTAATATCTGAAAGCACAATTGTATCAAGGTCAACCGATAGAATAGTCGGACCAAATAGTTCCGTTGCTTCAGGAGAAAAAACTTTAATACGTCGCCAACAATTAGGGCGCCCGTTGCCAGTATGTATTCCATGTGGCTGTTCCCAGAGCGGTATCGTCTCGCACTTGACCCCTTGCGGATCATCGGTAACGCACACAAATCTATGGGGAATCTTGAGATGCTGCTTGAACATATACTCAAGAGTGTTGACGTGCCAATGGTTATAGAAGCTGTCGCCTCTCCAACCTCTCCACTTCCAAGTTACCACAGTTAACATACTTTTTCCCATTCGAAGTTCAGAAGCATTAGCTGGTTTGCCCACTCAGGATCAGCTGCCTTACGCTTCTTGGCGTCTACTAGGAACGTAGGAGGGCGGCCCTCCTTACGCTTTAAGTTGCGGGTTTGTGCGTCATATACTTCGTCAGCGGTGACGCGCGCTATGTTAACATTGGATAAATGGCGTATCGTAGCGCGTTGCTTGAGCCGCGTATTGAACATTCCGTCAGTACCGTACAGTCCCCGGAAATACTCATCGTACCCGCCCACATCCCAATACATCTGCTTCGTCATCAGATAAGTATTGGGGTGCGGTTTGGGCTTACCCTTCTTGTCACGGACCAGTGATCCATCGGCATGCTCGACGCGATTAAACGTATACGCATGTGCACTGTTCATGGGGGCAGAGAGCAAATACTCCAGCGACTTCACTGGTAGCATGTGATCCATATCCGTCATAAACAGCCACGGCCCCGATGCTTCCGAGCACCCTAGGTTGCGGGCACCATCCTGATTCCATGGGATGTCAACCTTGATACGATATATGCTGACACTCAGCCCCTCGGGAATTGGGACGTAGCGTGCAGGTTCTTCAGAGCCATCATCAACGATGACAAAATCTACGCGGCGCTTCAACTCCTCCGGGTAACTCTCCCACAGTTGGAACTGCTTAGAGAGCATCGTGGAATTGTTGTAGTAAGCCATGACGAAGGTTAGGTGGTCAATCACGCTTAGGCTCCCAGATGACATCGTACCCTACATCCTGCACGGGCTTGTAGCCCCACTCAGTGAGTAGCTTACTAATGTCGTCCCAAGTATGGCCGCGACCCTTCGCCTTGCCCAAGTTCCGGTTCTCCAACTGGATTAGGCAGCGCCCTCAAGGGCTGGGTACTCAAATCCTTCTACATCGAGGCACAGGAAGTCGAGCGTTGGTAGGTCTAGCTTGTCTACCGTCGTCATCGCTATCTGTCCCGGCTTCTCCACCACATACCCGCTCAACGAGGAGCCCGGCATGTTGAAGTCTACCATCTGCACCTTGTCGCCAAGGGCAGCTTCGATGGCTATGATGTTCTCACGATTCGCTACATTAAGCGATAGGCATTTGTAGTTCGTGGGCTCAGGCTCGAACGTGTAGACCCTATCGAATATCTTGGATAGATAGATGGCCCACTGTCCCCAGTTGCCACCGGCCTGCACGCAGACATCTGTGCGCGGGCAGCGCTTCCATGCGCCTCGGGTGTGGAATGCCTTGTCTACCACGCCCTTCCATCGACTGACCTCGCCTTTGCGAACCCATGCCCCGTCGATCTTCTCAATCCTATGTTCCACCTAACATCTCCCGGTATCGGTCTTGAGTGGGCCACACAAAATTCACTTCGGAAGTTTTACGTAGTACGTAACGCATCCGCTTGCTCTTGATATGTGGCGTATGTTCCAGATGAACAACAGTATACCCATTATCGCGGGCGAAGGAAGTAATAAATGTCGGCTGGATATTGTAGAACCCGTGGTTCGTATCCCCTTGGAAAATCTTCTCGCCCACGATAAAGCCGTCAAACTTGGTCAGCCGGTGCATCGTCTTCCAGCACACACCTATATTGAATACGTGCTCACTGGTCCCGAAGTCCGTCACCATATCGGCGGGTGGTGGTAGGGTGTAATGGTGGATGTTCAGATCGAGAATCTGGTCAGCCTGACCATTCAGGTCGAAGCTGGTGTACTCTTTGCAGCCGTGCTCTTGGTAGTACTCCTTGGTTGGACGCTGGCGTCCTTCCTTATTGTAGACTACCTGATTCCCCAACTCGTACACTGTAAAGTTCTTGAGGTGAGGGAATACGTACCGCTCTAATACGAGCTGGCCCTGCGGATTAATTCCCACCATACCCTCCTATAAAAAGGCGGCTCCGGCATGGGGGGATGCCGGAGCCGCACGGACCGCGCCACGAGAGGGGAGCGAGGCAGCGGTCATCCGCTACCACGTCCTATTAGGTCGTGGCAAGACCAGTGGTCGAGTAGAGCATGAGCGCGAGGGCTTCAGGCTTAACAACCTTGTAGCCGTACACGTTCAGGCCGCGAACCAACGTACCGAAGTCGTTCTGGTTCGTAACGGACTCAACCTTAGCGATCTGCGAAGCGAACGTGATTGCAGTCTTGTGACCAGCAATAACGGCCGTACGCGCCTGGGTGCCGGGATCGGCAGCGCCCGTGAAGTCCAGATCCACACCAGCGGTCGGGAGCAGGTTCGACACATAAACCGTGAAGCGGTCGATGGTGCCGATCTTGCCGTTACGCAGGATGGAGCTGTTGTCGCCGGTCAGGTAAGCCTGAGACAGCGTGGACGACATGAGCAGGTTACGCACATAAGGAGTGATAACCAGCCAGCGATCCGTGTCAGGAACGTTCTGCTCATCGAGAACCGATGCCAGCTCCGTGATCTTCGTCACGACGTTAGACGTCGAGAGGTTGAGCGGAATAGCATCCGTGCCCAGCGAGTAGACGCCAGAGATGACACCAGCAGTCGAGCCCTTGTTAGCAGCAGCGCCCTGATCGAAGATGCCAAGGAGGACATCCGTGTCGATTGCGATTGCCATCTGCTTTGCAGCGTCGGACGTGAACATGTCCATGAGACGCGGCTGCGACTGAAGCTCAAGCACGTCGGAAACGTTGACGCCGAAATACTTGGCCTTGTCGATAATCAGCTCAACGGTGTTCGGGGTCGGAACTTCATAGGTGAGGTTCACGCCGACAACGTAGGTGCTGATCGAGATGGACGGGATGTTATTGATAATAACCTTGTCGCCCATCGACTTGATGTCGCCTTCGTACGAAGTGTTGGCGATTTCGCCAAACACAGTCGTTGCGTAGAACTTCACGTTCAACTTGCCTGCCCAGATGGTAGGGATGAACGTGGCGGTATACGCGGGGGAGGTGGTAAAATCACCTGATACTGAAACGGCCATACTAATGACTCCTTTCTGGCCTACGCACCCCGCCTATATCCTAAGCCCTGAATCGGCCCTGACTTACGGCGAGGTCTATCTGTTGTTCAATACTACGAGCCTCGGCTTCTTTACCCTGATATTCACCGGCCCTTACCGCCTTATAGTACTGCTCGATCTCCCGAGAAGTCCATATCTTGGAAGCGTCCTGTGATACGCTAGGTGAAGAAGTTGTCACGCGGGACTTGCCCGGTGTGACTTGACGTTGTACTTCGGGCTTTGCTGCCTTCTTTGCAGGAGGATTACTCAGCCCAGCGGCTTGTTTGTATGTGTTGAAGACGTGAGCGATACGCTTCGGATCCAGCTTGGCCATTGCATCATCAAGGTACGCTTGCCTTGGCTGTCCACTCATGGGGTCACTATCACCGAGCCATTCAAGGAATCGCTCATCTTGGTTCAAGGTCTCCCAGTCAGGTACTAGCTCACCAAGTTTATTGATGACCGCCTGCTGTGAAGTGTATTGCTGCGTCTGCTCAACGCTACCAACTTTGCCCTGTAGCTTTCTGTTCTCTTCCTTGAGAGCCTGGATTTCTGCCTTGTAACCGTCTACTACCTCGCGAGATGTAGCTGCGGACTGGCGTTTAATCAGGTCAATCAGGTCAGCACCAAAAGCATCAACATCTGCTGGGGTGACTTCACCTATCTCCGGCATCTCAGGCTGAGATTTCTTGGGAGCCTTGGCTGCTTCCATCAACTCACTCATTTGGGATCGCATCTCTTTGATCTCGTTGGTGAGCCTCGGAACCTCGGCATTGTACTTGCCCATCAGCGTATTGTAACGCTGCTTGTAGCGGGCGAGTTCTTCCGCAAGTTCGTCATTCTGGGGGGCTGGAGGCGGTGCCGCCTCAGCAGGGTCCGGCGTATTGTCAGACGAATCGTGAGCCTCGGGAGTGTCACCGGTATCTTCGGACTGGGGTCCGGACTGTCGCCGGGCCAGTTCTTCATCGAACCGCTTAACTTCTTCAGCTTGTCGCTGGACTTGCTTCGGACTATTTTCGTGTTCCACTGTCGCGCCTCTCTGGGTCAGCGACGGGCAATCTTGTCTAACTTCTCTTGGGTACTTGAAGTAACCTCGAGTATTTCCGAGAGTAATCTTGCCCGCCCTCTCAATTCATGCAGGGTTGGTACATCGACCGTATCCCGCATTCTCTCATAGGTGGCAAGCAACTCCGCATTGATCGCTTCGTTTACTGCTCGCCATTGTTCCGTACGCACTAAAACGTGTAAGTTACGCAAGACACTTGGTGTGAGCTTACTCAGCATGTAACCCCCCTATATGTCATTTGTGGATGATTGTCAACTCTTTGGTGGCGGACTAAAATTATCCGTCACTGGAGCGCCATCCATCAACTCCTGTCCACCCCCGACCTGTTGCTGTGCAGCCTGCTGCGCTTGCTGCTGCGCAATCATAAGCTGCTCCTTCTGCTTCAGTACCTCCCTTGGAGGTACAATACGGTCAACATCCATGTCAAGGTTTTTCGCAACTTCTCTAAGGACTTGCGCCCGGCCGTCCAGCCCAGTGATCTGCATGTCGATTGGGTTGGCCGTCATGGTAAGGAACTCATTGCGGCGGACAGCTGCGGCTTCCTTGGCTACGAGAGTGTTCGCGCCACGGACCACGATGTTCACGTCGCCCTTCAGATCCTTGTCTTCGCCGTACATCATGTTCCAATAATGCAGCCGCATGAGCAGTGGTCGTAGTACGTAGTTATCCACATTCGACACAACCTGCTTGAGACTCTTGCCCGCATTGTTGATGAGCATGGACAAACCAGAGGCAGTCCGTCCGGCTCCTCCGGGCGACTCTCCCGTAAGATATTTGGGAATGCCTGACCATTCGTCTGCCAGATCCATGAAGGTCTGAATGATCCCGGCAAGTTCTTGGACGTTTGATTTAGGCTGGGTGAACTCGATAGGTGATCTGGTGTTACCAGTGGTTGTGGCATCGCTCGTCATCTGCCAGATACGCCACGGGCGCAGCTGTGTGATGTCCTCTCCGTCAGCTAACCGGTCTACGTTCACGACAACTTGCGGACCTGACGCCAAGCCCATGTTGTTTACCAGCGCACGAGTCGCGGCGTTGACAACCGTCTGTGCGTCTCGCACTAGGTCCGCTGGCGAGTTGCCCCAAAAGCTGCCCGGAATCTCCTCGTAGCATGCCTTGTAGTAGGGCTTCTCACCTAACGGGTGGTGGTTGAGGGTGGCCTTAATGACGGTGCCGCCAATGAGCCATACCTCAACCGAGTACTCGCGTGCTGGGTCGGGCACTTCCTTTTCGTCCATGCCCCACTCAATCAGCATTTCCCCCGACGCCCATCCCCAATATTGGATCGCGTCAATGAGGTGGTCAGGATTGGTAATGACGTGTACGTTAGATTTCCCTTCGGCTTCTGCCTGACCAATGTCATCATAAAGCCAATCACGGAGACCGCCACGACCATACTGCTCAAGAACCATACGGATGCTACCATCATCATAGCCTTCAACTCCAAGTAACTCGTTCAAGTCATTTCTGGAGAGTGAATGCTTCTCAATCAGATAGCCATCTTGAATCCCTTCGGCTTCAGCAGACGGATAAATGTTGAACGGCGAGACACGCTCCCACTCAAGTTTCGCATCGTTCTCCATCTCCACGGCATAGCCACCAGCACCATCGGGCACCCAGGTCATACGGGGTTTATTACGAATGACTGGACCTTTGATGATAGCAGCCGGGTAAGTTACGATGTCGTCGATGAATTGGTTGAGTGCGTGAATGAACCCGCCTTCAACCAACTGGTCCTCCATTTTCTTCTCCATGCGTTGCGACATCAGGCGAGCCTGCGCACGGATCTCATTTAGCGCCCGGTCCTTCATAAGACCAAACGCCTCAGCGGCTTCATCGTCGCTGACTTTGACGCCCTGCATCTTCGTCTCGTATATCTCGTTCGCCAAGCGCTCGATGATAGCCGAGTTGATGGAAGGCGGTAACTCTGGGACAGGCGTGGCGTCAATGGTCCACGGCTTCTCCGTCCCGTTAGCCAACAGCACGTCGCGCAGCCATGAGGCAGCGGCACGACACTTCACTGAGGTCAGCATCGCATAGACTTCGGATCCACCCATCTCCCGAATCTGCGACAGCTTCTCAGGGTCATACTCTCCGCGACGTGCTCGAACGCTTTTCAGCATGCGAGTCTCGACGGTGTTACGTTTGGCGTCACGCGCGTTCATCCAACACTTGCGTACGTGCTGCACGAGGGACTGGGTCAGTGGCTCCATCTGGAGCTTCTCTGCCCTCTCGCGCTCTTCCTCAAGCACACGTGAGATCGGTGCAGCCTGAACAAGTCCTGTAGAAATTACACGTCCCGTGGTGGGGATTGCGACTGCCATACTCTAACTCCTAGGTCCAACCGACCGGCGATACGCGCTTTACATCGCGCTTCTGTGCGTTGAACAAATGCCCACGTAGCCCCCCGTCTGCATGTAAGCACGCATACTGAAATGCGTCTGCTATATGGGAGTGCTCGTTCTTCTCTGGCTTATCCTCGGTTTCGCCAGACTTTTTGTACTTATAGCGGTATCCACCCTGAAGTGCAAGTACAAGTGGTCTAGCATTATACTCGTCAATCACAAGCCCAGATTTCCCCTCGACCTGCCGAGTAAGGTACGTATCAACAGCCGCGACCCGTGCCACGAGAGCGTTTGTCCGCGCGGGAGTGACATGAAACCCAGCAGTCTTGAGTATGTCGAAACACGATCTCTCGTCTGTCTGAGCGCGTTGACTTCCGGCAGGGTCGCCCACAATGAGTACTGGAAGCCCTGGAAATCGGGAAGATAGAAGGGGTCGTAGAACGGACTGTATAAAACGTGTGAGCCCCATCCCGTCGCTAGTGACCGCTGCGAGGACCAGTAATCTACCGAACAGATCGGTCTGACACACCACTGCGGAAGGGTTGAGTCCGAAGTCCATGCCGACAATGAGGGGGCGGTCCATTGCTCTAACGGGTCTAAGCTCTGAGGTAGTCGTGTGGAAGCCTCGCACGAAACTTTTGAAAACTGGCAAACCAGCGAGTGATTTACCCCACTTACCGTGGACGTATACATCTATCCAGTCCTGTGTCTTTCCACCCATCAAGTCTTCATAATAGTCTGAGGGCAGCAAGTGCACCCAGTCGGCTTCAGGTGATAGACCCGATGGTTGGATGGTGACGTGTGCGTTGTCAGGGGGGTCGCTCAGGTGATTGTGCCAGAACGTATCCATGTCGGGAGGGTTCGTCACCCCCCAGACTTTCTTCATAGGATTTCCGAAATCATCGACGCAACCCTGTATTGGGTTTCCTCTGCCGTCCACTCCCCACTCTGGCTTATGCGGCACAAGCATTCCATCCGGGTATCGTCCCACACGTCCTGTGAGAGCGTTAAAGATTTCAGGATTGATCTCGCGGCACTCGTCGAGCATAGCGAATGACAGCTGGAGTGACAGCAGCCTTCTGACGTCGTTCGTGTCATCGAGTCCTCGAAACAGGACTTCACACTCGACATCCCCGTGCCGTATGATGAACTTCGATTCTGTCTTATGGAATGTGCCCACCTTACCATTCGGATACCACTTCATAAAGTCAGGGATCGTCGTGTCGAATAGCTGCTGCCTTGTGTTTCGCACTACAGCACAACGTGAGCGTCTTATCCCGTCCCGACACGGCGCTATCCGCTTCGCTTCCAGAATGATCTTTATCAGGCTTGCGGTCGTCTTGGTCGATCCTATCGGCCCCACCGCAAAGCTCTGAAACGTCCTGCTGTCGAAGAACTTCGCCAGACTCAACACTGGCTCGTAGACTATGTTCTGGGACATTACGCTTCCGCCTCTTACCGCGCTGCGCGCGCTGTGGAATACCGCGAACGTTCCGCTCTACGCAACGCTGCCTCGACGCCTCGCGATGTAGGCAACCACAAGACTTCGTCCGGCCAGTCCGCAAGTATCGCCCTGCTACTATGGTAGTGCCCCCACACGAGCACTCGCATAACCAACGACATTCCCCAGTCGGTAACTTGTCTTCTAGCCTCGTCACCGTGAGCCGCCCGAAGATACGCCCCGTCATGTCGATAAGTCGTCCCATGCTCAAAGGCTCTCATCTTCGATCCCATTACTAAGGTCGTCAGTGTAGACTGGTAGCCGCACATATCCCGGCTTTGGTTCATCGAGTGTTGTGATGTCACGCGCTAATCCCTCAACCGTAATCTGCTTGTCCGTCGACTGTCCGTAGTCTGGTATGTTGATAATGATATTGAAGCCATTGTCAGTTGTTACTTGCTGGTTAGGCTTAGGCTCCATGTCAGCGATCTTGGCGAGGTACTTCGCCACGTCGAGCTTGTTCTGCACGCTGTCAGATGCCTTCGCCGCGTGATACGTATGCACCAGCAGAGTCTCAGCCATCACCCGCATCTTCATCTGCTGAGTGAAGCCCTGCGCTTCTTGTTCTTCTACCGCCTTGGCCAACGCCCGCTTGTACCACTTGGTAGTTGCAAGGGTTCTGTATTCCGACGCACTGTACCCATACCGCGCAGCGATCTCATGCGGGGGCTCAAGCCCCACCGCAATCTCGTGAATCATCTGCACCGGTGTGTCGATCAACGGGTGCGGGTATCCTGTCGGTACATCTTCCTCATTCATTCTTTCAGTCTCTTGGTTATCACCGGGCCGCCACATGTCGTACAATGCTTGCATGCGATTCGCGCTGCTTCCACCGATGAAGCACCCGCGCTAAGTGCCCCCTGGGCGAACTGCCCTCCACTCCCAAAGGCACAGGGATACTCATACTCGTCGCCGTACAGTAGCTCCTTGTGGTAAACCACGGCTTTCCTTGGGTGGAAGACAACCATGTGCCACCCTCCCCCCAACCCGGCAGGGAGTTCAGCTGGGTCGGCCCCTGAGAGATACCATTCGACCAAGACATGCCGCCCGCTTTCAGCTCCGAAAAATCCAAATAGCACTCCCTTCTTTCGAAGCAGTTTCGGTTTCAAGGAGCGGTACTTCTGCTCGTCAGCTGTTGACATGGAATCAGCGGCAACGGTATCGCCGTCGCAAGCTATAACAGTCATACATTCCTCCATGATGCTCCACATATAACAGGTACGCAGTGGGTGTCAAGATAAGATAGCCGGAAATTTTTTGGGGTGGTAGCGGGAAATCGTGGAGGTCTAAGGGTGAGATGGTTCTAGGGTGGAAAGGTGTAATGGGTTTATGTTATGCTAGTTAACACTACCAAAAATGGGGTCTTGTTGCGTACGCCATACGTAAGTGAAAATTTTTCGCTGGCCGCCTTGGTCCCATGGGGGGGGAGGGGCAGGGGTACCCCTGAAATGTTACCCACAGGAAATTCACAGCGTATAAGTTGCATATCATCCTAAGAACTAGGCTCGAATGGCTGTGGATTATTTAGTTGACTAAATAACCTCTCTATGGCTTAATGCTGTTAGCTAGTGAATGGTTCGCTAGTGATGACAAACGGAGAT